CGGAGATAATGGCTATCTCAGGTTAAGGAGGTCATCTATGCCAGTAAAGTCAGACCATGATAAATTGACGGAAATTCACGCAGTCCTTCTAGGTGTTAATGGTAATCCTGGGTTGTGTAAATTGGTAGATAGAAACACTAGGATGATTAATAAACTATGGGTAGCCGTTATCGTTATAGCCACCAGTGTAGGCGGTGGAGCTTACGGGATTATAGAACTCTTAAAGGGATAATATGGCAGACGTATTAACAGAACTCGTAGCTAAAATCAAAACTGATGCATCTGGTTTGACTGGTGGGCTTACAGATGCAGAGGGTAAAGTGGAAACATCCTCTAAGAGGATGGCTAATTCCTTTGTCAAAATTGGTAAGGCTGCTGTTGTCGCTGGCGGCATTGCTGTTATTGCCTTCGCAGGGAAAGCCCTCAAGTCTGCTGTAGAATTTGAAGACCAGATGGCTAATGTCGCCAAGACTACAGGATTGACAGGGGATGCTTTAAAAGAAGTCCAAGATGGAATCCAGGGGCTTGCCCGTAAAATGCCTGTAGCCCATGAAGAACTAGCTGGGATTGCTGCCGTTGCTGGGCAATTAGGTGTCCAGGGGAAAGAAGATATTGTTTCATTTACCGAAACAGCCGCTATGATGGCTACGGCTTTTGATATGTCTGGTGAAGAAGCTGCTACAGCAATGGCTAAATTAGCCAATATTTACGACATCCCTATTCAACAAACAGATAAATTGGCTTCGGCAATTAACGTATTGGGTAATACCACCGCCGCCAAAGAGGGCGAAATCATAGCTGCCATGTCTAAAGTAGGCGCATCAGGGAAAATGCTTGGGTTACTAGAAACCCAAGTAGCTGCTATGACAGATGTAATTATAGCCTCCGGCATGGCACCCGAAAGAGCAGGCACTCAACTACGTTCTGCTTTTACTTCCATGACTAGCAATGTAGATAAAGCTGCGGGTGTTATGGGGATATCAGTAGACGAGATGACAGAAAAGTTTGATACAGATTTCCATGGTGCTTTAATCGACCTTTTGAATACGCTTGAAACCAAATATCCTAGTGCCACCCAAAGAATGGCAGCGATGTCAGAATTATTCGGGGAAACAGGCTCTAAGGCTATGTCTGTTCTTTCCACTGACACAGAAGGGTATTTAGAAGTTTTGGGGAGGGCGGAGCAAGTATATCAAGAAAATACAGCCTTACAAGAAGAATACGCCAACAAAACTGATACAATGGCAGCTTCTTTGCAAAAATTATCAAATTTATTTAATGATATTTCTATAGTAGTAGGTGAAAAACTTTACCCATTAATAGAACCTTTGGTTGAACAATTTGGCAAATTATTAGAGGCTTTGCCGGTTGATGAAATTGCAGAATTTTTAAATACAGCGTTACAACCCTTAGTTTCTTTCATAAGTGTTCTTTTGGAAGTGTTAAAGCCATTGTTCCCTGTTCTTGAACCAATAGGCAAGCTATTCGCCATGCTTGCTGAAACACTTGCACCCTTCCTAGAGAAACTTTTACCCCCGCTAATTGAACTTATAGGGGCTTTAGTTGAAATTCTGGTACCACTTTTAGAATTAGTATTAGCGTTATTAGAACCGTTCTTGGATTTGATAACTTATATTGTACCGCCCCTTATAAGTTTGCTTGCTAAGTTACTTAATCTAGCAATTAAACCTTTGACCATTGCGGTAAGATGGCTTATTGACCATGCGTTAAAACCTCTGAAAGACATTTTTGCCGAAGTGGGTAAATTTTCAGATACATTATTTGGTAAAATTGTTAAACTTATAGGAGGTTCGCCAGGATTTTTAGGTTTAGGCGAAGCCGCTGAATGGACTTCAGGTGTGATTGCCAATAAATTCGCCCCCGCACTCAATGATATTACTAATAAAACAAATGATGCTAAAAAGGCAACAGATGAGCTAACGGATTCTTATACTAAACTTGGCGAAGAAGCTGAAAAGTCCGCCGAAAAGGTAGCTATCTCGTGGGGAACGAGTTTAGCGGAAATCAAGGCTACTAAAGAAGGGGGCGGCAAAGCTAGTCTCACTGAATATATAGGTTCTAAAGAAGGAACAGCCGAAGTCTATGGGAGAATGGCAGAAGGCGGTATTTCAAAAAAGCAAGCCATATCTGATATGCAGAAGGAAGTATATGGGTTTGGGTTGCCTGGTTATGCAAAGGGTGGTTTTGTCAATGAAACTGGCCCAGCCTTATTACACGCCGGTGAAACAGTTATCCCCGCTAATGAATCAATGGGTGGTGTTACAGTAAACTTCTCCGGCCCGTTATTCATGGAACGTGAAGACCAGATGAATCAATTAGTAGATAAGATTAGAAAAGGTATTGACAGAAGCCAGCGACTCAGATTTGGCGGGGCTTATTCAGGATAAAAGGAGGTAAACATGGCAGTAACTAAACTAGCGGGACAGGGTAGACAACACGGATATACGACTTGTGTTATAGCGGATGAAGGGACAACTTCTGCCACGGCTGACATTGAGGGATATAGTATAACAGGACTATTGATTCCTACAATAGATAGTGCTAATTTGACATTCACGGTCAGCAATCTAGTGGCAGGGACTTACTACACTGTCAAGGATATGGACGGTTCAACGTTTACCATAACGGCTGGGACTGGTGCGTTTGCTGTCGGGTCTGACGATTTGAGTCCTCTATTCGGATACAGATTTATCAAGGTAGTTTCATCTGCTACTCAATCGGCCGCAGCCGTGACATTTACATTCACGGTGAAGGGATAACATGAGCAAGTCGTCTAAGAAGAAGCGCCCATTCCCAATAACTTTCCCAGTCAAGTGGCTGAATAGAATGTTAATTATACGCAATCCCTAGGAGGTAAAATATGGCAAACGAATTTGTACACGGGTCAGTAGGAACATCCCTAACGCAGGTTGAATTCGAGGCGGTGGGATTACATGTTCTCAACTCTCAGGCTACTGGTGACTTGATTTATGCTTCTTCTTCATCTCAATTATCAAGGTTAGGGATAGGGACTACTAATAAAGTATTAACTGTTATCGGTGGAGTCCCCGCGTGGCAATCTACACTAGTAGGATTGACTCTAACCTCACCTACCATCAATGGCACAATCGCTACTACTGGATTGACCTTACCAGCAGTTACTCTTGGTGGCACTATGACTGTCACTGGCTATGCCCTTGATGCTGGTGCTGGGTCGGCGCAGATAAATACTACTGGTTCATTGCACGGATTGTCCGTTATATCTACTCAAGATGGCACTAATGGTGTCAAGATACAGGGGGAAACTGTCTCGGCTTCTCCAGCTAATGGTGACGCTCTTGTGCGTTTCCACGGCAGGGGCAGGGATGCGGGTAACAATGAGGCAGATTATGCTGCAATGCAGTTCAAGATAGAGGACAACAGTAGTGGGGCTTCTTCAGGCATGATAGTTTGGAATTGCTGGGCTGCAACAGCAATGAATGAGACCATGCATATCTCTAGTGCTGGTGTTCTTGCCGTTGACCTTGCTGGTTCAGGCACTCCCGCCCAAGTTGACCTCTTTGACGAGTACGATGATGCTCTGGTTATCAGGCAGGGTATCCAAGAGAACAACCGAGAACTACTAGCAGATATCGGAGTCCTTGACCGAAAGGATACAGGTTCTGGCTACATGATGAAGATACAGCCGATGGTCAGACTGCTTGCTGGGGGGATATATCAAGGGAGGGCTATGATAGATGAACTTCAGAATAGGATAGAAGGTCTAGAGAATAAATTAATGTTATTAGGAGCAGGATAATTGCCATTCCCATATACTTTCACATTTCCATTTGACATCTCAGACTACTATGTTCTAGTAGACTGGGATAATAATGGAGACTTCACGGGAACTTATGATGACATCTCCGCTGATATAAAATCAATCTCTTACTCAAGGGGCAAGTCCGATGAGTTGGGGAAGGCGGAAGTTGGCCAGTTATCTATTACATTAAACAACGCTAGTGGTAAGTACACTCCTGGTTATGGTGGGATTATATCTGCTTTACTTCTCCCCAAACGACCTATTAAAGTCTCATACGGGACTGCAACATTCAAACCTCAATTCTACGGTTTCATTGAGGAGATAATCCCTCACCCTCATTTAAGTGAACAGGATTGTATCATTATAGCGGTTGATGGGATAGATTACTTATCAAGAAACGATATGGCTACAATTCTTTATAAGTCCACGGGGACTGGGGCTATACACACAGCAATACTTGATGACGCAAGTTGGTCTGCTTCTATGAGAACGATTGATACTGGGCAGGACACAGTTCCATACTGGTATGGGCATGATGTAAAGTCGAGGTTCGCTCAAGAAGAAATAGACGATAGTGAACAGGGGTTTTCCTATATAGACGGAGCAGGATATTTTAACTTCGAGGATAGACATCATCGTTCTACAACCACGCATCAGACTTCCCAGGGAACGTTCACCAACACGATGGCGTATATAACCTACTCGTTAAATCCGAAGAATGTTTATAATATAGTCAAGACAACGGTTATCCCCTGGACATTACAAGCAGAAGCCGAGTTATGGAGATTAAAAGAAACGCCATCTATTGCCGTAGGGGAAACTTTAGTCTGGTGGGGGGATGCTGCGGCAGCATCTGGCAACGATTATACTCCTGTATTTGTTGATGCGTGGGTAACTCCTGTTTCTACTACAGACTATACAGCCAACTCATTAGCTAATGGGACAGGAACAGATATGACTTCTGATATCGCCATAACGACTACCAAATTTGCTAAGACTATTAAATTATCTATTATAAACAATGGTGCTGTACCGGCGTTCATTACTCTCTTGAAAGCAAGGGGGACTTACTACGATGACCAAACTAAGGTTACTAGAAAGGCGGAGGACTCAACATCACAGACAGACTATCAGAAACGCACCCTTGAAATAGGCGGCAAGTATATGTCCGATGCAGACCAAGCCGCCGATCTCGTTAATTATGCTATCGGGAAGTATAAGAATCCCAGAGCCGAACTATCAATGACAATAATGAACCAGGATGCTTCAACACTAACACAGATTCTAAGCCGTGAAATATCAGACAGGATCACAGTTATCAATACTCTATTGGGTGTCAATGCAGATTACTTTATAGACTATATGCAACACGATATTTCTATGGGTGGATTATTACATACGGTCACATACAGATTAGCGGATTGTCTTAATGAAGATTTTTGGGCACTCGACTTTAGTGCTCTTGCCAGTTCCATTACGTCTGGGCAAACAAAACTCGGTTATTAGGAGTGATGATGTATATTCCAGGAGTTAAGAACGCAGTTGATACAGGCGATACCTACTTTGATGAGGTAGGGAAAGAGAACATCTCAGGAAGTCCGCCAGCTAGACATAAACTGATTAGGGATAACCTGAGAAAACTTCCCGTTGCCAGCGGTAAACCATTAGAGGCGAGGATAGAACACGCTAGATTCATAGTAGACTG